GCGGTATCAACGACCATTGCTGTGTCGCCAATTGCCATGTTGTCGCCATCATTCAATTGAATAAGTGTGGAGTGCAGACTTGTTACATGTCCACCAGCCGCAAAAACTGTTGAGAGTTGTCCATCAAATGATACATCAGTACCACCATCAGTAAAAGTTCCAGTCAACATGAGCATATCGCCCATTACATGTGTTCGTATATCAGTTGTATTTCCTGCGGCCATGATAAATCATCTCTTGTTATTTCTTTGGAGTTTCTTACTTAACTTAAAGGTTACTCAAATGTTCTTCTACAAGTTTGAGTGCGGCTGTCTTTGTAAGATAGCCACTACCAGTAGATACTTCATTGTTATTCATCCAATCGAGTATGTCTTTACGACTCCATCCCGAATCGGGTAAGCCATCGTTACCTGCATCAATAGTCGTTACTTCTTCACTTTCAATCAAGAAGTGTGAAGTAGGTAGTGAGTGTCGCCACTCATCTAACCACGCTTGAGATACTTCAACCGGTGTATTACGAATCCAAGATTCGTGAGAATCCCTTCGTCGTCTTTCAAAGAACGGTCCTAAAAAGGTTACAATAGGCAAGGTTATTCACCTCATGCGCCAAGAATTAACATGGTGAGGTAACAGTTGTCAGCCGCCGCTTCTGCGTGAGAACTTACAACTAATCCACTAAAAGTCACCGAAAAGGTCTTGTCTGCTGTAGGGAAAGCGTTTCCAACAATGGTTACAATCTCACTGATGTTACCACTCATGGTAAATGCTTCAACTGCCGCCGCTTCAAGGTTATACTTGACTGTAACGAGTCGTACACCCGCTTGAGCGTTTGTAGTATTACTGTTCTTTGCTTGGAATCCGTCAAGTGCGCCGGGGTATGAACCTGCCGCCGCACCACCATCAAGCCATGCTGTCTTGTCAACTGGTGTTCCAGTTCGCATGTCAATATCAGCGACTACTGATAATTCAGTAATGTCACCGTCATCGTAAACGAATGTCAATCCTTTGTTTGTGTATGTTACTGCTGTCATAATATTTCATCTCCATATATTTTTTTCTCAATCACCATCACTTTAGGTCACGGACTGAACCGTGTCCTCCGAAGAAAGTAGTCCATAGTTCGCCCATAGTTCGATACATTCCTTCTTGTCCAAGACGGTTGATTGCGAATGGGTCGCCGGTTTCGATACCGGACTCAAAGTATTGCGTAGGAATAGCAGTAGAGAAGTAGAGGTAATCCGTGTCGAGGAAATACATACGGCTCAATGTGTCTGCTTGAACATCCTTAGATGGAATAATTGGCACACCGTTGTAGGTAGCAACGATAAATCCTGCTTCAATACCCGGAACACCCTTAACTCCATTGTAGGTAGGGGTGATACGCTTTTCTTCCATAAATCGTTGTTGCGATTGGAGAAGTTGTTGAAGGCGCATCAAAGTGTCATATCCAGTGAGGATGACCTTTGGATTTCCACCACGAGTCCAGCACTTTTGGAACAAAGAGTCCAAGTGGTCGAGTGACAAAGTTCGGTCAGTACCGGAGTTAGAATCTTCTTCTGCAACGGACCAAGAGTTTGCACTTCGGTCAATTGAGTAGATGTCTTCTGCGGAACCAGCAACGAGGCCAGTAGCGATACGGTCAAGAGACTCAAAATCGTTTCCAGCAACAGTAGCCTTGTCAACAGTGAGCATCTTGTTAATATGTTCTGCGTGATGCTTACCCATTTCTTCTTTGAGGATTGAACGAATGTCGCCCAGTCCATCATCCTTGTCAGCAAGGAACATTGCAGTTTCGCTCATGTCGAATGTGTGAACAATCGTCTTTGGCTTTGCGGCAATGTGTTGGAAAATAGGCTTGGTAGTGTCCGGTAGGGTTGCGTTTTCTGCAACTCCGCCACCAACTTTAAACGAAGGTCGCTCGGTGATGACTCGCCATCCACTGCGTTCCCACGGTCGCTTTGGTAGAATTGAAAATGCGTTGAACTCTTGGTTCAATTGGGACCAAACTTTGCGACCATAAATCGCTTGGTATGTTCCTGCTGTTGTACTCATCATTGGGCTGTCAGCCTTGAGTAATTCACTACCGGAGTAGGAATAACCCATTGCATTGCCAGCACCGTAAAAGTACCGTTCCATGTCAGTTACGCTTCGTATGTAATCTCTTGCCATCTAATATCACTCCATTATTTTTTTTATTTTTTCAAGCCCCTCGTGTTACCGATGAGGCGAGATTATGAACTTCATCCCAAGACATGTTGCTCAAGTCTTGAGTGGATGGTACTTCAACATTAGAGAAAGAAGCCGACTTTTGAATAGTCGTTGCCCCTGTAGCCATGTTGTCAATGCGCTCACTAAGTGAGTTAATTGACTTCATAACTTCACTCAATGGTTGACGAGCATCAAATTGTGCTTTTTCAATTTGTTGTTTTGCGATAAGTTGTTCGTTAGCAAAACGACTTGAGAATTGTGATTCAAGGTCGCCACGGAATCCTTGTTCCATTGCGGCGGCTTTGTAAACTTCGTAAGCGGCTTCAACATCGGATGCTGAAACATTGTTTGGGTGAATGTAACCTTTGCTCATTGAAACAGGTCCAAGTGCGCCGGATGGTGTTTTGCCACCGGATGTAGTAACTGCGCTAATAGCACCAGTTGAAGGAGAACCGTTTTCTTGACCTCGGCCACGAACTTGTCCACCAAAGTAATCAGCACCATCAACGGCATCGGGATTATCGAAGCCGCCCATTTGTGATTTTTCTAAGTTATCAAAATGGTTTCGTGCTTCTCCGGTATTAACACCAGCAGATTTGAGGGTGTCTTCCATCCAGTTAAGGTATTCGGCTGTAATTACATCGCTGTATTCACTCTTTTCAAACGGGTTGTCTTTCTTTTCAGTCATCTTTTCATCATCCTTTTTATCATCGTCTTTATCTTTAGCGGCGAATGGGTTTTCCGATTCTTCTTTATCTTCGGAAGAATCTTTCTTTTCATCAATAGCATCTTTGAGTGCGGGAGGTAGTTCTCCTTTTTCCATTGCGTCAAGTCGTGCTTCAAGTCTGTTCATTACATTGTTTAAATCGTTATTTTCTGTCATTGTGGTGTCCTCCTTAAGAATACGAAATTGCGCTTCGGGGTTAATCCCTTTTTCGCAAATCGTAATTTCGTGCAGTTCCATTTTACTTATTTCTTGGTAATCTCCGTGTGTTCCATCGGATTTACGCACTCTCTTGAATGCTTGTCCACCAATGGAAAATCCTTGCAGATTACCCTTACGGATTTCTGCGGCTACTTCACGAGCCTTTTCAATGTCGTTACGAAGTGAAACAACGACAAACATACCAGCGTCATCAACTTCGGATTTCCACATCCGACCATTTGAATCTACATAGGAATCAATAACTTCTCCTACTTGAATGTTAGAATGAGCGAGTTGAACATTGCGGAACTTCTCACTCTTCATGAATCCGCCAAAAGCATCCTTTAGTGCTGAACGGGTAATAAGGTCGCCTTGTTTATCCACCAGTTCAACTGATGCATACCCAGCGATAACCATATCGGAACTGCCCTTAATGAGAGCAATGCCGGAGGTAGGTCGCTTTAGGGACAACATTACCCTTCGATTCTTCGTCATGGTATATAGACTGTATCTTTCACACTGAAAGAGTCGGAGTACCATCTTCATCATCTAAAACGATAGACTCGTCTGCATCTGTCTTCATTTCAATGTGTGTGATAGGTTTTTTCTCGTCATCCCCCGAATCTACATCCCTTTCTTGTTCTTCGGGTCTTTTTTTGCCATCGTAGTCGGGTAAATTGCTCTCTTCTGTCAATTTAGTAGGGCCACTTGGCGACTCAACTGGCGTTGCCATGTCTATTCCTAAGCCTCTTGGCCCTGTCCAAGTGAGTTTTTCTTTAGCCAGTAGGTCTAAAGCCCGACTAATTACCTCAAGTGCCTTCTTTGTTGAGGGTTTGAGAAGTCGGTTGTCATCTTTTTCTTCTAATATACCAGCCGATTCATCTTCTTGTTGTTCACGAGTAGGAATTTCTTCTTCATCCATTACATTTGATTTAACAAGGTGGCCTTCAAGCATCAATGGTGCTAATGGATGCCAATATGGATGCAAACTTTCTGCTAATGTAAGTGAATAATTCGATTTTGTTAAGTCACCTAATGCGGCAGAAGGGTTATGTAAGTACCAATGGTCTTCAATTCTTGATACTTGATATGAAACAGTATCAACATCTTTGAGTATTACTTGTAATACACCATCATTGTATTCTAAATCATGTGGAATAAGAATTGGTGCAAATGATTTTGTCATTAAATCAAGAGATTCAGCACTGGCCGCACCTTCACCTTCACCTTCACTTTCAATTTCACGAACTTGAACATTGAATACATCACGGTCTTTTCTGCGTTTCTTTGTAACACCCGTTACAGTTGCTCTTATAATGTCACCAACTTTGAAAGTCCGTTGTTGATTATGGGCTGTTCCTACATCCATGTAAAATTGATTCTTGTAAGTAACAGCACGATTACCTAACGACTCTCCATCAATGATTGGTCCTGCACCTAATTGATATGTAAATGGTCCTTTACCTCTACGGTCAAGAACTATAAAATTAAAGTCACGGCTTTTGCGTAGTAACAACCACTTAGGATGACGACGCTCTCCTTTCATGTAAGTTGACTTATTATCACGCAACAAAACAATTTTATGTTCTTCTTGTAATATCTTTACTGCGTCTTCAAGTCCTTCTTCATCAGTCATTTTTGTATCATGCGGTCCGGGTATAATGACATTTTCGTGACTGTCAAACTGCCCTCTTAGGATTTTCATACGCTCATGCATCAACATTTCTGCTACATTTGTATCATCGTAAGTGATAATATCTATGATGTTTAAATCCTCTTCACCTACTATACCATCAATAACAAAATTATTATCATTCAGTTCAGCAAGACTTTCTTTGAATGCTTTCTTTAATCCTACTTTACGACCATTTTCATCGTAAGTGGTAATTTCATCGTCGTTTTGTACGATAATAACTCGCTTACCATCATACCATTTACTCACTACCCATGAACCACTAAACCCTCGTAAGTGTTCAAGGTCACTTAAATCAAAAATACGATGCATAGGTCTTACAGGAGGAACCCATTTAGCGTCTTCGGATTTTGTCAGCATAACATCGGGATTTAAAAGAGAAGTAATGTAATCACTCATTTCACTTAAGTTAAGAGCAGTAGGGTTTTCTTCTCCTATCACATTAAAATTTTCTTTATCATAATCTAAAAACGGTGGAGTTGGATTTGGATGAGGTGGCATTGACTCAAGTAGTTGTTTAGTTTCCGGTGTTCCGTGAATTTCTTCTAATGCGCCTTGCCAAGTAGGATGATATAATTGAGGTTCAGTAAATGTACCAATCGTTGGTTGCCCTTGAGCATCAAACTCAAAACCAAACGATGACTGTTGAGGTACAGCAGAAGAATGCACCATATCAGCACCAGTGTGTGTAGGCATGATACCAAAAGAAGAAGGGTTCACTCCACCAATAGGAACCGGGTCTGTGTCAATACCTACTTTTCTTACCGATTCTATTCTTGGTGTCATGTTATCATCATTAACTGCATCAACATCTAAAGATACAATACCATCGAGGTTGTTTTTAGTTCTACGGGTGTAGCGTTTTTTATTACCACTACCAGCACCTTCTCGGTTATGCACATCGTCATTATTGGCTGAATAATACGATAAACCGTTATTTTCCATATTAGAACCAAATTGGTTTGTATCAAAATGTCTTACGGCATGTCCAGCAGTATTATGAATAGGGTGTGTTTTCCAATTTTTATGTCTTGATTGTGCGCTATCAATAGCATGGTGTAAACCGTTTTCTTGATGGTCTTGAGCAAATTGCTCATCTGCATGAGTTCTATGAAGCATAAAGTCATCGTTAAACTTACCACTTGTCATTAACTGTCCTATTGTAGAAACATTCAAAGGAACTTCTCTTGCATTTGACTCATCAATTATTCGCTGTACATGTTGTCTTAAGCGTGATTTTTGTTCGCTGGTTTTACCTTCTAAGCCCATACCCTCTAAGACTTCATCCGGTGTCATGTTACCGTTTAATTCAAAACTGTTATCGAGCATATGACTCATAACATTTCGATGAAACCCTTTTTGTTTTGGTTTAACTTCTTTTATACTATCTTGCATACGATACACAGACGATTTGATACCGTGAACATCATGGTCTGCATTAGCAATCCATCGTTCAGCATCATGCATCAACCGGTCGTGATTTGCCATAAACTTTACAGGGTCGTTAATATCAAAGTGGCTTGGGTCATGTTCCATCACCATTGGATAAAGTTTTTTTGCGGCTTCAAGTACAGCCTTTCGACTGTTTTTTGCAATATTGTGTGTTACATCTGCATCTTTTTTCCACCAATTACCCGCTTTACCAAGTACGGCTTCTGCTGAACGGTTTTGTATTTTGTTTAATTCAGCCTGTCCTTCATATAATTCTTGACGCATTGCTTCAATCTCTTCGGGTGTATCAGCGTATTGCATTTGTTCCGAAAATTGATTAAGTCTTTCATTCAATTGAGTTTCTCTTTCCATAGCGGGTAACATACTACCAAACTTCAAAGCGGTGTTGATAGTATTTGTAGTAAATACTGTATTTGGTTTACCATCTTCATCTACACTGGGTTTTATAGAAGTACGGTTTTCTTGGTTTTTATTTTTAGCCTCTTCACCTTTTCTTCGTCGAAGACTAAACTCAAAACCATTTAACCATGTTTTAAAACCGTCTAAATCTCCTTCATTTAATGCAGAACCCGTTTCTTCTAATCTGTTTTTAATGTCACTATACATAGGGTCGTCTTCTTCTAAATGATTTATGGTGTTATGAATACGAGAAGGTGAGTTAGTACCTCCTTCTTTTGCTATTGCTGTTAAAATACGCATGTTTTTAGCGGTTTCGGGGTTTTGAATATATTCTTTAACATTGTCAAAATTAACATTCTTTGAACCCCAACCCATGAAATCCATATAATCTTCATGGTCCACACCAAAACTTACTGGTATCTTACCACTTACTAAATCTTTTATTGATTGAACCGAGTTTTTCTGTGGCTTGTATGGGTCATTTGTATGGCCCAACATTGTTTTTCGCCAGTGTTGATTTCTTGATTTATTGAGAATAGGAGTGTCCGATGAGTTAGCACCATAAGTTGCTTTAGGTGGCGAGGTTGTAAATGGATGATGTGATATAAGATTACTCATGTAACTCAATCCGCTGTATTTTTTCTTATCATCGGGAGACATATGACGAAGTGTATATTGCAATTGAGGGTTATATGATGATTTATGCGTTGTCCAGTTATGTTTATCACCGCTGGATAATTTTGTATAAGTATTAACGGGTGAAAATATATCTTGTAAAAGTTGGTTGTTTGTATTATAAACAAACTTTTTCTTTGATTTTTTACCTTCGATTACATCTGTATATTCACCTATTGATTTATCTACTTCGGGTCCAAAATGCATACCTAAAGATGCATTGAGGTCATTAGGGTGTAAAACCCCACTATCTTTTAATTCAAATAATGACGATGATGACGGGTATGACATGTCTTTTGGTTTTTCTTTAAATGAAGTTTGAGTGTTTAATGTATCACCAGTAATAGGAGTAGGTTCTTTTTTTCCGGCTAATTGTTGATAGGCTTGCTCAATTTTTTCTTCTTCTGTTAATTTATCTTCATTATGTGCTACACTATGAATAACTTCATTAAGTAGCCATTGTGTCAAACCAGCACCACCATACTGTGCAAATGGTTTACTCCAAAACTTTGCAGGTCCAATGGTGTGATTAGCACCTTTACCAAATTGCCAATGTTCGGGTTTTTCTTCATCGGGATGCGGGCCGTGTGGTGACTGTAAATAAGCAAGGTCTGTTCGCATTTCTTTTGCTCTACCGTTTAAAGTGCCACGCTCTTTAGCCTCACTTTCCATGTTTTCAATATGATGAAGTGGGATAATAGGTGCATCCATTTCTCCATATATCGGGTGTTGTGAAAGCGGTTTTCTTGTTTTTGGGTCATATCCAGCAAGAAATAATACATCTTCTATCGGCATACGAGCCAATTCGGGATTGGTAATTTTTCTTTTTTTGTAGTGATTACGAGTACCTTTTTCTAAATCTTTTAATGAGTATTCATCTTCAACTTTTTTACTATCTAATCCGAGTCTTGGTAAGATATTAAACTCATTACCTACACCCTCTTCAATTCCATGACGGTCGTGAATTGCTTCAATAATATAGTCGGACATAGGTTTATCTCCTATATCATAGGAATGAACCCCTTTTCCAATTGCTGATTGATTAAAAGGGTCGCCCTCTTTTCTGTAATCTGTTTCATTTGACTCTTGACGCAAATGACTTCTTGGGCCGTTATGCCCTGCTTCTCTTACCGCCCAATTCATTTCCGGTGTACGACGCATAAGATTATTCCAAGCCAATCGAGCCGAAGGTATATGTTCACCATTAGGAAGTTTAATTGCATCATGGTCATCAACACCTTTTTCAGTTATATGACGCATAACAGCGGTGCGTTCTTCGGGATTTAACCATTCAAGACCAAGATGGTAGCCTTCTTGACCTAATCCTACAGCGTGGTTATCACCGTTTTCATCGGCAACATACCCGCCACTTTGCCATTGTTTGGCTCTTTGATTAAAATGGTCCACTTTTAAACGGTTTTCTGTTTCTTCAACTGAACGCCCTTCACTGATATATTTATCTTTTAATTCAGTGTTAAGTTTACTCCATCGCCGGTAATCTCGATTGTATAAATCAAATTGATGTCTATGTTCGGATTTGTTTGTTCTTAATGAGCCTAAGATTTTTTTGTTGTTAAAACCTGTAAGTAATGGACTTTTCTTTTTTTCTAAGTGAGCGTGAAACTTCTGTTCCATTTCTTTTTCTTTTTCAGCATGACCGCCAAAAATATGACTTCGTAACATTTCTACATAACCAGCATTACCAGTTTCAGCATCCATTTTTAAAAGAGGGTGCATACCATGATGAAAAGGAAAATTATGTTCTTTGTAAGGATGTGACGCAGTAGGAGTGTATCGAGGCCAAACTGCGTGTGATTCGTGCAATCCGTCAGCACCGGATAACTGGTTTTTCCATATATGGTTTGTTGGCTCTCCATGAGTATGATGGTGTGCAAGAAGGAAACCCGGACCTTCTTTGTATTTTTTATCATCATCAAGCGTTATTTCATCTTGTTTTTCGCTTGCTTTTTGAATAGTTTCAGCCGTATATTTTAATGACTTAAGTAAATTATCAGTGGGGGCTTTTTCTAAAGACTCCCAAGCAATAATATATTCAGCGGCATTAAATTCTAAATCATTACCATCTTCTAAAGACAGTAAGAAATCATCCTTAGCGATATTGAATTGTTCAGCAACCATACCTACACCGCCTCATGATAGCGGTGTAAACTGTGGACAAGCAAAAACATCCATACCATCATTTAATTTGCAACCTTCACGGATGTTTCCACCGCATGTTTGACAAGCAATTGGTGAACCGCTTTCAGCCGATTCCCGCATTGATGCTTTAGGATTTGCTTTTATGATGGCTATTTTTGACATGTCACCACATCAATACTTTCTTTCAGTTCCGCCTTCTGCATCTTCTCGCTCAACACCAGTGCCAGCATGTGGGTTCATACGACCGCCGAGTTTACTTAAGTCAACTTTTTTGTCGTGCTTATCTCGCTTTGGTTTACCATCTTCGTATTCAATGGTATTACCGTTAGTAGTATAGTAAGAGGTTTTTGTTTGTCCACCGGATTCAGTAACCATGTGAGGGTTGACATCAGTGATTTTTTCTTTAGGAATTGGTGTCGGGTTAGCCATTGGGTCGCCCTTTTGCATTTTTCCACCACAGCCCATCTTCATGCAACCCATCTTGTTCATCTTAGAACCACACTTAGGACAGTCTTTACATTTACATGGTGCTTCACCACAGTCACACTTTGCTTTTTTAACGCATTGACAAGGTGTTTTACCACAGTCACATTTTTCGCCTTTTTTACATTCACAAGGTGTTTTACCACAGTCACACTTTGCTTTTTCAAGAGTGTTTAATCGAGTGTTAAACATATACGCTTTCTCAAGCATCTGTGTTACTTCGTAACTGTTTTCTTCAAATCTTGGCTTCATAATTATACCTCATTTACTTTTGCTGTCTGTGCAAGTTCGTGAATATCATCCCACGACATATTATGGAATGCTTCGTTTGTTTGAGGTACAGAAGACCTCTCACCTTTCATTATTGAGCCGTCATTCATATCATTTCGGAAAGCATCATTCATGACATTTTCTGTAAGAGGTGTAGTGGCTTTTACCAAGCCCATTTTCTTTAGCATGATACTTGGATTTGATACCATCTTACGAAGGCGTACATTTTCTTGTTTAAGTGATTCAAGGTCGTTATCCATGTTTTCCATTTTAGTAATCAATACTCCCATTAACCGTTCCGCATCCGATTGTTCAGTCATATCTAATCACCTCATTGTTGGTAGCGACCAAATGTGCCACTTACACGAGTATAGTTTGAGTTTTTAACACCAGTGCTTACAGTGCCGGAGAGTCGTTGTCCTTGTAGGGATTGAGCCGATGCTGGTCGGTCTTCAAACTTCATAACAGGTACG